ATACGCTTATCTGATAATAGTGATCCCCATCAACAACAAAATCTTTTACATCAGATATCGCACCAGAAGCACCAAGAATGGTTTTATCATTCTTATCTAAATCTTGAAAAAGTGTTGATCCTTTTAAATTTCTTGGATCTCCTGTAATTGCTTTAACTACAAAATCTTGTGCAAATCCATAATCTGCATCTGAAGGTTTGATTAAAAACTCAGATGGTTTAATAATATTAACTTCTTCACCATATAATGCTCTGAATAAAATTTTATATGACTCTTCTGTTCCTTTTGTTTTATAAAAATCTTTAATTTGTCTAATAAACTTAACTTGATCTAAATCACTATCTAATTTACGACTCTCAAAACCACTTGCATAAGTTGTTTTAAGTTTATTAAAAAATTCACGAATAAAAAGATTTGATAAATTATGAACTTTTGATCCACCAGTGTGTGCAGCACCAATTGATGTTTTAAATTCAACAAGGTCAGGTCTTGTAGGTTGATCTAAATTAGTTACACCACTAAATCCACGAACACACCCTGTAAATGAAGTCGAGCCAATTCCTGTGTATGTAATAATCTCATCATCAATTTTTAATAATCCATATTTACTTGGATATCCTTTTGTTGAATCTACAAATATTGTAGAGGAATAAGATTCAGTATTTGTAGATAATCCAGTGTATTCTGTAAGTGCAGCTCCAACATATGTTTTTAATTTAGTATATCTGTCAAGATTTTCAGCTATGTTGATTGATCCACCTTGATATTCTTGAGAAATATAGTATTGTTTCATAAAATCCACAAAAAGTGGACTTTCGGTTTGCACAAACTCAGGTAACTGATTTTCAATTACCTGATTGATTTCAACTCTTTGTATTGATGTGTCTATCATTAATATCCGCCGCCAGAGCTAGATCCGCCACCGCCACCAGATGATGTGGTTGTAGTAGGGGTTGTGCTTGATGTTGTGGTTGAAGTTGCATATGTTCCACTAGAAGAAGTGGCTGTTGCAGTCGAGGAAGCTGTTGATGGAAGAATTGCAGCAGCTGTAGAGACTGGAGAATTTGATTTTCTCGTAAATGTTGGCATATAATAACTGTGCGTATGTACAAATCTTGATCCAGAAGTATTTTCTCCTGATGCGATTAAATCTTGAACCATATTAATCGTTGTATTTGTCATGTCAAATTTAACATATAAGTCTCGAAGACCAACGATATCATTTGAGTGTGGAATCGCTTGAATTTCAATCACGTCATTTGCAACCACTGTTGAAAGTATATTTACAGTATCTATAAGAACTTCACCAGTCATATAATCAACAGTTCCAGCGTTTTTCTTTACAATATTAGGAGTTCCACCTTCTTCATATGTAAAGAAGAATATTCGACCTTTTTCACGATCAATTACCTCATCAGAGAGGTAAACAGTGCCTGTAACACCCTCGATTGTAAATCCAGTGGAAACAACGTTATAACTACTCTCTTGAGTGTGGAATCGATTACCAAAACAAACTTCATATTGAGCAAATTTACCTAGAACAGCTCTTAAATTACGACGAATTAGAACGAGAGTGATATTTGACGTAATTGATGAATCAACACTATCAATAAGTGATACAGCCTTACTGTATTTGAATCTACCACCAAATTTATTGACATCTATTGAACGTGAATACTGTGTGAGAGCATTTGAAACGCCAGTTTTAAGATTATCTGGATCATCATTTAAACTTGGATTGTAATATGGTGTAGTATTCAGTTCAACAAACAAATATTTCAAATCAATAAACTCTGGCACAATTCCAGCAACTGCATAACTCTTTAATCTTTGTACTAACTCTCTTTTTGTTTCATCTGATAGAAAATCACCATTTCGAGGTTTAACTGAGATAAAAACTTTTCCAAAACGAGGTGGACTCATCTCTTCACCACCAAAAGCAGTTACAGACTCTACATTAGGATAAATGTAACCTAAAACTGATTCATAATCAGATGAAGTCACTGCACGATACTGGGAAGAGTAGATTCGAGGTGCAAAATACTTAATTGATGATATTGATTCAATTTCATCACCATCTCTTGACTTCTCATCAGTTGATACCAATGAGATTAGTGATGCATTTATAGCTGCACCATCTTGATTTGTAATATTTCCTACAAAACTAAATTCTGAAGCGCCATTTCCATCTTTTCCGTCTGTTACAATGTAAGAAGCTGTAATATAGTTGTTATTTGACAATTTTCGACCAATTACATTGTCACCAAAGATAAGTTCATATCTTTCATCTTCAATTTCTTGCAATAAGTAAGAATTTGATGTTGAAGTGACTCCAACGATGTTATCAATCTGTTTATAAGTGACTGAAGAAGTCGCTGTTGAAGAACTTTTAACTTTAACCTTAATTGTTGATGTATCAATGAATGAATTATCAAGAATATATCTTTGATTGAACAGAGAAGTGTCAACTGTGAAGTTTTCACTTACAAAAACACCTTCATATATTTCAATGTTATTAAATTCTGCAAATCCGTTTGTAACAGGAACTGTAATGTCTTCTGGAATACAAAATATGTAGTTTGTGTTCTCACCAGCACCATTACAGACAATACCAGAGTTCAATGTTAGAGTTGATGTCTCTGTCAGACCAGATACATTGAAAGATATATTTGCTCTTGCAGATCTACGAGATCTTGGAACGTAACCAATGTTTCTAGCGAGTGAGACAACGTTTTCTCGAAGTGTTGCAGAGTCAAGAAAACACTCATTCGCTGCCATATTAGTATTATAGGCAGTTGTATATGTATTATATGCTAATGCATCAATTATAATTGAAAGGTTCGACCCTTCAAAGTCATAATCTGTAAAATTAGTATTCGACCTCAGATAATCTTTAATAGATGTCTTTATCTGATCAAAATCTAAATTAACGTATTGTCCAAAGGCCATTATACTCTAGCTGGGAATAAGAGAACGTCTACTGATTGTGATGGGGAGGGAAGACCAACGATGCTATATTGAACTGTACAATTCATTTCATTTGTATCTGGTGCAACGGTAACATTTACAACAACATTATCAATTCTTGGTTCATAGTTAAGTAAAGATGATCTAATTTCATCAGTAATTCGTATTTCACTCAATTCTGTGTTTAAATCAAACAAAGATTCATTAATAACTGACCCAAACTGAGGTACAAATGGTTTTTCACCAAGAATTGTAAAAATTATGTTCTTTACAGACCTTTTTATAGCGTCTTCATCACGAATTGCAACTACGTCATTCGTCACAGGATGACGTTTGAACGATAAATTGATATCTTTGAATGCCCTAGAAGCCACTATTTACACAAAAAGTTTCCTGTTTTTATTTATACCGCTTTTTTTATCTTTTTACGACTCTAATTCTGTATTTTTCCGATTCTAAAGCGTTAATAATATATTTAGCGCTAATTCTTGGGTCTTTTTCGCCGCAAGTGAAGAAATCTGCGTTCATTCGACCAAATTCAGGCCAAGTATGACAAGAAACATGACTTTCAGAGAGTGCAAAAAGACATGTAACACCACATGGACTGAATTTATGTGTATATTCGTTCAATATTGTCATCTCCGACTTCAAAATAGCACGAGTAAAGATGTCACGAAGGAAATTTGGACTATTTAAGTCATCAAAATACCCATCATAGACATCTAATATGAGATGTTCACTCATTTCATCCCAATTCTGGTTCATTTAAGTCAATTTTAAAGTCACCACCGTAAAAATCAACGTTCATATCAGTGCCTCCAGCGCCTACTTCGACATCAGATGACCTTTCTTTCGCTGTTTTCCAGAAATAATTCTCTTCTGAACCCAATCCATCACGATCATGACCGTTTTCCACCTGATAATACACGGTTGAAACCTTAAAATCGGGAATCTTAGGTGTCTCAGGAGTGATACTGTTGTCATATATCCTCATTCTGTTGTTCGGATAGAGACAAAACTGTCCATTATCGAGTTCTAAGAGGTTATGACTCTTATGTTCCGCTGGTTGTTCACTTGTAGAGTAGTCTACAGCGTCCACATCTTGATGATAATTGTCTAAAGTGCAAATATAAGTGCCTGTTTGCGTTCCATAGTCTCTTGTATAGACCTCATAGTGCATTGAACCGATGAATTGTTTCTGCACTGCAACAACACCATAGTCCATACAGTTCCAAAACTGTAGATTATGTAGTGTCATATCTGGATCTGGTATCTCAGGAGAGGAGAGAAAAGCGCTTATTGGTAACTTATCAAACATTGCAGCATAATCTGGTAGATAAGTTTCAAAATAAAACGCACGGCCAGGAATACTCTTTGCAGAAACCCAGACTCCTTTCACAAATTCACCATGACCACTCTTATGGTCGGTCAAATACTCCTTACGAACCCATACTTCATAAGAAGGAAGATTAGTAATTAATGTACTCATCGACCCTGACCTCGATATTTTTTCTTTGCCTGATTTCGACTCGTTGCAGACAACTTCGTTCTTGCTGATCGACCTTGACGAGTCTTCTTTGGTCTTGACTCAATGGTGGGCGTACCCATACTAAAACGAACTGCCATTACTTTGTTCTCCGATCACGATTTAAAGGTGACGCAAAATAGTCACGATTCACAAAGTATAATAATACAAGAGTGAATAAAATACCAAAGAAACCAACAATCAGTATTGGTGACTGAGGTATATCATAAACTGGAACTGTCATCTAGCTTTAAAATAATTGTACATAAGATAGGAATAATATCCGAGAGCGGAGAAACACGCCGCTGTAATGATCACTTCCATTACTGATTCTCCTTGAGTGACATATCGATGATTTCAACCTCATCTGGGTCGATTGCACCTTCAACACCCTCATCGAACTTCTGAACCAGTATCTGCATTGCATCATACTTTCCCGCTTCACTCAACAAACCTTTGGAGAGTTCGCGCCCATTGTGTATAAGTTTATACTTTCTTTCTAATTTACCTTTAACCATAATAACTCCTAGTGATGTGGATTGTAAAAATATAACATGTAGAGAATCACAAAGATTACTACAATAAAGATGAGACCAGCCATTAGATTACTCTCGTCTTTTCATGACCCACTCGTATTCGTGGATCGCACCATGTTACCATACCTTCTTTCTTTGCATCTAAACAGAAAGATACATCTTCTCCACACATATCCTGTACCTTTCCACTATCGAACACTTGCATCTTCGGAGCAAACCAAGGATACTCTAGTCTTTCAAACACACCCTTCTTAATCAGTGTCCAACCAAAACCAGTATAATCAACAGTAAAAGGTTTTCTCTTTTTCGTGATCGACTCGACAGTCTCGTGATTCATGACTCCGCCATTCTTTGCAAAGTCTTCTTCACTTAACCAATGTGCAACAGATGTAGTATGTCCATCCTCAGTGGCATACCAACCAGCAACAATCTCTTTGACCTTACTGTCATCAACACCTAACTGTGTACTGACAATCCTTCCATCTTTATCTTTAACTTCCTGAGTGACCTCTGCATCCTTTGTTGCAAGATCAATCAACTGCCAAAACTTATTGGTATCAAATACAATATCACTATCAATCCATAACTGATAATCATACTTTAACTTACCATCCCAAGGTAACTGATCAGGACCTCGAAGAACATTTGCACCAAGACATTTACAACGGGCAAAATTGACCATTGATGAATAATCTTGTGATATTTGTATACTTGCCTTTGCTTGAACTAGATCAAAACAGAGAGTTACAAAGTTCTTTAAAAATGTATATGATACTCCTCGACCTGGCAGACAGAATACAACTGTCTTACCTGCTATCATTTGTTTTGCTTTATCGTAATCCCACTCTGGTGCTTTTGCTTCTTTCTTTGCTTTTGCTGCAGCTGATTTAACAGTAAATCCTTTCGCCATACTAATGTTCAATTATAATTATATAATACACTATTATCTATACAATGTCAATAAGAGTGTTCTTCGACTTTACCTTGTATACAAGCATCATCTATACATTCGACATATGTAAGTTCTTCTTTAAAATATGAGTAATATATCTTTCCCCATATTACATCAAACTCCTCTTGATTTAAATTTTTAAACAAACATTTATCGTTTAAGTAAATGTGATAGTTTTTCATTTGTCTTTTCTTAAAACAACTACTGGTGCGATTACACGATGAAACTCTCGAAAGTATTCCATACGGTCTTTTGCATACTCACGCTCTTCTTTCTTTTTAGTCATTCTTTTCCGTAATGATTACTTCTTCGGTATCAATATTAAATCGAAGTTCAGTTCCCTCATACCAACTCATGTCATTCATTATCCATTCTGGTATGATAGTATAGTATTCCCCAGTATTCGGATCAGTCTCTATGGTGGTGAAAATTTCTGCGGGATTTTTTTTCATGTAGATGGATTTCATTTTTCTTTTTCAGTTTATATATTATTGGGAAAATTTTTGTATATAAAATGCAACATTTATCACGCTTCCGTAACACTTTGTAGGTTAGGTTCCCACCCCATTTTTAAAAACGGGGGTATAAACCCCCGTAACTGCTGTGTCACGAACGAATGATATTGAAGTTATAATGAGAAAATGTAGGTCTGTCTACCAACTTATAAAGTCCGTGACGACCTGCCATTACATACCCTTCACCCATGACAAACTCATTACCCAACCAACAATCGCATTTGAAATTATCCCTTATCAGTTTTGTGAACTCTGTTTTGATGTTCTCAACCAACAACCACAACCTAACAAGTTGATAGTTTGCGAACTCCTCCGCAACAACCTGATCTCCGTCACGGATATATGCGTTTAGATCCTGTTTCAACTGCTTTGCTTCGGTCGGTGTTGCAAAGTCAACCATTGTTGCAATCTGATGAGCAAAGGCAATCGCTAAGTCTATGTCAATGTCTGATCCTAAATCAGATAACCACGCAGTGGGTTGAACGAACATTGTCGGATCTAACTTCTCTGTTAATGGTGTTGCGTTCATCTCCTTAAGAGTTGTTCCCTTATACTCTGTATGTGGTGCAACGACGACTCCCACATTCTGAACTTCGGCAAATGTATATGAGATTGCGTTCGGTTTGTAATCCCTATAACCTCCATACCCGATAAAGTCCCCTTGAAATACACGACCCTCAAAACCGATACGGGGTAAGCAATTAAAACAACGTATTAAGATTGAATTTAATTCAAAGTCTGGGTGATTGCGTTCAATATCCTGTATGCTATAATTAACCTTCGGGGTTCTCTTATTAAATACGGACTTCGTGCCAACAAAAAACTTTCCGTTCTCTGGATCAGTACCCCACACAATAGCGGGTGATCCGTCAATCTTAACGGAATAATGATTGTCGGATTGAAACGCATCTAATACAGACAGATCCCCTGTGAGGATCGTATCTTCGGGGTGTTCAATGTGTAGGTTTTTCATATTACGCAAAGATAGGGTCTGCATACTTTGAGCAAGGGTGCGGATCAGTTGGTGAACAACCGAATGAAGCAATAAATGTGTCTAACTCTTTGATTGCTTCGTCAGTTAGGTCATCAAAATCAACTCCGCATATATGGTCTACTCCCCACTCTGCAACCTCGAAAACGAACTCTTCCCAGTCGCAACATACATGAGCAACGTTTTCAAAGTTGTCTACTTTGAGGATTCTTTCTGAAATTCTTTGAACTTGTGGTAACATAATTTTTGAATTAGTTTTGTGGTGTATGTACTTATTATAAAGGATTTTTGTCCAGACTGTGAGTGAATGTCTGGACATTGAAACATTTAGAAATATCTTCTTTCACCAAGTGAAAGAGGTCTTTCACCATACTCACCGCAGTGAGTGTCCATTGTGTCTAATGCCTCTGCATATCCGAATTGCTCTGACATTGTGTATAATACGTCATAAACTTCATCAGGTGGACAGAAAACGTTTTCTGTTTCTTGAACTTTACCAAGTTTGTTATAAGCAATAATTTTGTAGTCGAACATAATTTTAAAATTTGTTTTGTGGTGTATAATACTATTATAAAGGGTCAGGTGCCCTAGTGCGAGCACCTGAAACAATTGTTTACAATTCAGAAATCATCTCATTCATTTCTGTTAAGTCTGCCTCCCCCCAGTCTGCTCCATCAGGTGTTGCATCATTTTCAAATACTCCGTAGATGTATTGTAAAAACTCTGGGTAGTCCTCACAATCTTTTGCAATATCATATAAACCCTGATCTCCTCCGATCCATAACGCACAATTCCAAGTTGTCCAATCTGCCCAACCATTGTATTCTGTTTTTGGTGTGTCTGTGAGATTTAGTTTTGTTTGAAACATGAAGTAACTCCTTTTGGTGTATGTACTTATTATAAAGGATATTAATTGTAATCGTGGATTGTTACAACTAATATTAAGGCAAAATGGACAGTTTAAAAACCGTCCACTCGCCAGCTGCGATTCGGCTCCCTTACATATATGATGTTAAAGGGTGGGGTCTATTTTCACAGAATGAAAGAGAACATAGATAAACTCCCATATAATCCTGCACCTTATTGTATAGGTCGTTTATTCTTTCGTCCTCATTACGTCCCCGTGCGTCCCAAACTCCATAGGCATTATCCCTTTTGAAATTGAGATCCTCTATCTCTTTTTCAGTTTTGAATTTTGTGTCAAATTCAAAATCCTCAACAATATATTTTTTGTTGCGGTATGGTGTATTCTCTGAAACTAATGTCATTAGTTTGCCCTCCAGAAAAATGCATTTTCTCCATTGATTTGCTTAATCAATGCATCTGCTTTTTTATTGTTCTCCTTCTCCAAATCATCACACATTTTAATCAATGCTCTCAACCCTGCTACGTCCTTGTCAAATTGTTCAGTGGTGTACATGAAAAACTCCGTTGTGGTGTATACGTTTATTATAGTGCATTAAGGGTACTTATCCAGTACCCTTAACAATGATTTAATATTCTGAAACAATTCTCAACCAACTCCAAACTTCTCCTCTGGTTAACCAACCCCTAACGTCAGTCCACTCTTCGTCATAGTGTAGTTTGTCTCCTTTTAAAAGTGCGATCTCATAAAGACCTTCTTTCCCTCCGTAAGAATGCTCATGACAGGCAACTGATAGACCATAACCATTATCGCAATAGTAACGAACTACTTCGTTGTTTGGTCTGATTACTCTTTTTGAAGTGTACATAGTTTTGAAACTTTGTTTGTATACCTTTATTATAAGGGATAATTAACCAGTGTGGGGTCAGCGTGTGCCACTTATTTAACTGTCATACTCCCGATTGTATTTGTTCACGGATGCTCTATAATCCAGTTCGGTAGCGATTGCCATGCCCACTGTATAAAGCGCATAGCAGCCGCCGATGACTATAAAAAGTTCAATCATTGACATAAATCCTCAAATCTCTTGTTTGCGATTTCGATTTGCTTCTCTTCGTCATAGTATGGGAATGCTTCCTGTACTTCGTCAAAGATTTGAAGTAGCATGTCTTCGTGTGTTAGTGTTGACATAGTGTTTTGTGGTGTAAAAATTTGAGAGGACTTACATTTAGAAAAAGGGATTACTTTTGCTCTGTTTCAGCACTACCTTAATCAAGTTTGCCTCTATGTCCTTATTATAATGGATAATGGGGGTGTTTGGTACCCCCAAATATTAAGTAATTCTTAAGAATAAGTAATTACTTGAAAGTGTGCATTGATAAAGTCATCTTCTCTTTTTCTTTTTCTCAACTCCTGCTCACACTCGAAAAGTCTTTGATCTTCCTCTGGTGTGTTTAGAAGTCTTAATTTTGAGAGTGCTTTAACGATTGTCTTTAACTCTTCTGTGCTTCTGTGTGCTTGTGGGTTCATAGGAAAATAACGATTAGAATAAAAAGAAAGATTGCGTTTGATATACTCATTATAACCCCCTAGACCAACTTGTCTAGGTAGGTTTGGGACACTTCTTTTGCTGTCCCACCGTCTAACCATTTGTTGATGTGTCGTGATGTGGTCACACTCCACCATTTTTCTGTTCTTACGAATCCTTCCCCGAATACGTAGGCAGCAACTGGTGTGCGGTAGGAAAATAAAATTCTTGCTTCAGAAGTTTCTACCTCTGTCATGTTGCTTGCGATTGGTGTTAGTTGCATTGATGCTCCTTTGATTACTTTTTTAATATAAACCATTTTTGAACAGAATGGAATAACTGTTGTGACACTAATTAAACTGTCCTATAGTCCTTTACTTTCTAAAAGAGGTGCGATAACCTCTCTCATGTATGTAAAAAACTCCTCTTCTGTAAATGGTGCATCAATTTTACTTAATAACCATTTTACACCATAGACATTTAAACCTTTTTTATTATACTTTGTAAGATACTTTTGCTGAATTTCTGAGACTACTGGTATAAAATAACCTGCTTCATCTGCGTTGAGTACTTCTTTTATCTGTTGTATTTTCTTGTTAGATGCTTTAACCTTCTCACTATCAAAGTTTAAACAACACTTACTCTCTAGGTAGTAATTCACGTTACCCACTTTAAAATTATGGTCAATCTGTCTGGTTTTACCTTCTACGTCAACCAAATTAGAATCTTCAATTAGGTTAGTTGCTTGACTATCACTAATTACTTTGTTCCAGAACTGCTCAATCCTTTCTCCGAATGTGATCTGTATCCCGTGTGCTGAATAACGATCTAGGTCTAATGCTTCAAGGATGTACGATTCAGATTTCTTTGGTTTGATACTTTCAATTAATGGAAGTAATGTCTGGTTCAAATAATTCATTATTCGATTTGTTTAACTATTAATATAATAACTCCCACTCTTTACGAATGGGAGTCTGATGTGACACTTTATAAACTGTCTACTCCTTCCACTTAATTTTGCCTTCTTGGTTTAGAATGTCAAAGCAAATTTCACAAAGGCAATCCACGTTAGGTCGTGCGGATCTCCAATTGTAATCCTCCTCTAATGGGGAATCCCAGTAATAATAGAGGTCGGGTTGATAATCTGGGTCATCTTTATCTTTGTTCTCAAAAGATAAAAAATCATCAAAATTTCCGCACTCGTCACAATATGCCATTTAATAGTACCCCGCAATTTCACATCCTGGTTCATCATAGAAACATTGAAATGTAACATCTGGGAACTTTTCACGCAATTTGGTAATAACTCCCTCTGGTGGACTCCATGCGGTATTAAATGTAATTGCTAGAATTTCTGAGTCTTCATACTCAATACCGTGCATATCTGGCTCCCACTTGGTGTCCCAGTTATCCACGCACCAGTGATACCATCTATCATCATTTTTACCATCTGGGAAATTATAGGTTTCCCATAATATAGAACCATCTGGATTTTTCATCTGCTCTAATTTTGGTAACTCTCCCTTTTCATTTGGTATGTTAGACCAATCTGGGGATGGAATTATTTTACCAAAAACTGTGTCCTTTGATTCAAAGATGTCCACTACTTTTGAGACTTCTTCTTCGTTACCATAAACTGTAACTCTGTTTCTGCACCAATTTGGCATTTTAACTCCTTTGTGTGTATGTACTAATTATAATCGGTGGTATTCAAAAATCCACCTATTGTGTGACAGTTATTAAAGTGGTTGGGCGGTAGTTGAGTACGCAACTGTTTGAACTACCATTAAGTATGTTGACCTAGAATTAACTCTCATACACCCAATAATTTAATTCTCCATTCGGGATAGACT